TGCTTGCATTTATTAGAGCAAACGCATTAGACACAACGCCCGATAGTTGCATTAGATTTGGTACATTGCAAAACAATGGCGGTGTAGATGATGTTGTAACTGAACGTATGCGTCTTGATAATTATGGCCGCTTGGGCTTAGGTACTACAAGTCCTAACCATGAGCTACACATTGAAAGCACATCACCGACTATACGCTTAGTTGATACTGATGCAAATAATACATTAGATATTACACAAAGCGGTTCAGCTTGTTATGTAGATTTTGATAACACTGTAAGATTTAGGAATTTAGCTAATGCTGAAAGACTTAGGATTGATAGCGGTGGTATAGATGTAACAGGTAATATAGGACTATCAAGTACACAGCCCACAATAACACTTACAGATACAGATGGCCCTTGGAGCACTGCAATAGCAAAGAACGGTTCAGTTCTTACTATCGATGGTGACAGTGTACGTGTTAGAAGTGACGTAGGTACAGAATATATGCGCGTTACTTCTGCAGGTATAGATGTAACAGGTACAGTTGTTGCTGATAAAATGTTTGTTGAAGGTACAGCTGATACAAGACAATGGGAAGCAGGTTCAGCAGGACAGAAGCTAGCTATATACGCTTATGATAACAGTACGTTCTATCACAGACTAGAAACAGGCAATGCTACTAACTATCAATGGGGTACATACGATAACATACCAATATACACTATTACTAATAACAGTATTAAGACAACACTGTTAGCGAATGGTAATTTTGGCATAGGCGACTCAAGTCCAGAAGCACCTCTTACAGTAACAGGTACAATAAAAAGTAATGGTAGTGGTTACAACCCCGCTAACACAGGTTGGGCAACTAATGCGTCACTTATTACAAGTGGTTCATATGGTGGCGGACTTACCATGATAGATGGAAGTAATGCTTTCTCAGTTCGTGTAGACACAGGTGGTTTAGCAATGCGAATTGCACAAGGTGCTACAAGTGGTGCGCTTGGTTCAGACATAGCAGTCTTTACTAATAGTGGTCTAGATGTAACAGGTAATGTAAATGCTACTGCAAGTTTAACCTTTGGTTCAGGCGGTGCGTATGAAGCGGGTTCTATTTATTCTGATGCAAATTGGGGTATGATACATCGTGCCTACACAGCTAGTCCCGTACAAGCAGACCATTTGTTTGTAAACAGTGCGGGTACAGAACGTATGCGTATTTATAATGGTGGTATAGATGTGTTAGGTGCTGTCAGATGCGTTGTAACGAGTACTCCAGCATGGGATACAAACACAAGGTTCTGGGGTGAAGCAGGATTTGGTGCACGTTATGATTCATACCAACATCGTTTCGATGTAGGTGTATCACGTACTGAAGCAATGCGTATTAATCAGGTTGGTAACGTGGGCATAGGGACTGCGGCACCAAAAGCAAGAACACAAATTACTTCAGGTGGTTATGCAACTCCGACATTAGGTTCTGTTCCTTCAGGCGCGTCATTATACGTTTCGCCTGCTGATACTGCTTATGGATTAGTTGTTGGCATGGATAATGTAGCACCACGCACTTGGTTGCAGTCACAGCATACAAATGGTGCTAGTGTTGCGTATACTCTTACACTACAAGAGGCGGGCGGTAACGTAGGCATAGGGACTTCAAATGCGACTGCAAAGCTTAGTGTGGCAGGTGGTGTTACAGTATCAACTAACCTAAATGTTGGTAACGCAACACCCGCAGGTGGCGGCACTATTGAAAGCCACGTACAAAGTAGTAGTACACCCGCACTAATTACCTACTCAGGTAGTAGCTCACTTAGAACGCATATTAGTTTTGAAAATGCTAATGGGCAAGTAGGTAAGATTAATACAGCAGGCACACAAACTTTTTATATAACTAGCTCAGACTATAGGCTCAAGTCTGATATACAGCCTATGCAAGGTAGTATTGACCGAGTAAAGGCACTTAACCCTTGTAACTTTGAGTGGGTAAATGACGGCGGCAGAGTAGATGGCTTTATAGCGCATGAGGTGCAAGATGTAGTACCAGAAGCTATTGTTGGCGAAAAAGATGCAATGCAAGACCAAGAGTATGTTGAGAGCGAAGCTACGGGTGACATATACACCCCTGCTGTTGACGCTACATATGAAACAATACAAGTTGAGCTAACTCCTGCTGTTGAGGCCGTTTATGACGATGAAGGCAATGAATTAACGCCTGCCGTTGACGCTACATATGAGGAACAACAACAAGAGCTAACTCCTGCTATTGATGAGGTAATACATAGCTCAGATGTTGAGAAGCCAGATGAACTTGAGGAAGGTCAGGCATGGCGCGAAACAACAGAAAAAGTTATGGCAACAAGGCAAGTGCCAGATTATCAAGGTATTGACCAAAGTAAGATAGTGCCGTTGCTAACTTCAGCATTACAAGACGCGATTGCTAAGATTGAAGCGTTAGAAACACGCCTAACAGCGCTAGAAAGTTAAGAACATGGAAAACCCGGCAAACGTAGATGTTAAAACATTATTAACTTTTTGTGCATTATTAGTGACGTTTGTTGGAGGTGTTATTGCTAGAGATAGACAAGTATCGGCTAAAATAAGCAATGACAATTCTAAAACGCATAGTCGTATAGATGATTTAAAAGATGACTTGAATGAAAACTTTGCTAGGAAAGATGATGTACGTGAATCGGTTAAAAGAGTTGAGCGCAGCATTGAGAGTTTGGGCGTTGAAATGCGGCAAAACCATAAAGACCTCACTGCACTTATTATTAAGAATGAAAACTAAACATTACATAAAAGTTGATTGGGATGGTGATAGATGGCCTAACTTTAGTGCCAAGGAGCTATCGTGTAGACACTGCGGACAATACTATCATGACCCAGAGTTTTTAGACAAGCTGCAATGGGTACGCACGAAGATAGAAAAGCCGTTGCATATAAACTCTGCACACAGATGCTTTAGGCATAACCTAGCTGTTGGCGGTGTGCCAATGAGCCAGCATAGAAAACTTGCTGTAGATATATCTTTGCGTAATCACAACAAAGAAGAATTAAACTTTATGTGTAAGTCTGCTGGTTTTACAGGCTTTGGTTATTATCAGACTTTTTTACACATAGATACAGGTCGCCGCAGACATTGGTTTGGCGGTGATAAGTCACTGGAGTTTTGGTCAAATGATTGATATTTTATCACCTATCCTATCAACAGGCGTTGGTATCTTTGGCGCGTTCTTGCAGCGTAAACATGAGCGCAATATGTTTAAACATCAAACAGAGCGTATGCGTGTGGAGTTTGAGCAAGAGCTAGCATTGACCGAAATGTCAATGAAAGCAAAACGTGAAGAAACTGAGCAAGAGATTGCACTAACAGAAATCGCTGGCAATATATCTGCGTTTACCAACTCGCAAGATGCTGAAAACAATCTGAGCAAGATTAGATGGGGCAAGTCAATGTTAGGTGACATTGCAAACTTTATGCGATCAATAACACGCCCCGGGATAACTTGGTATCTTGTACTAATGACTAGCATACGCACAAGTGAATACTACGCTATAACAGATAAACTAACGCAAGACGTAACCAACTTGAATGACCAAGTAGCACTAATTGGTACAGCGTTTGACCAGATGCTTGCAAATCCGTTTGACTTGGCGCTTGTTAACATGACAGCAATGGTAGTTGGCTGGTGGTTTGGTAGCCGTGGGCAAAATACTAGCTATGAAGATGAGCATTACAAAAGAACTTCGTAATGAAAACACATACAAGTATTGAACGCGCTAAAAAAATAGCAGAGGTTTGGCCTAACAGCACATCACTTGCTGATGCTATGCGTAAGGCTGGTATTAGTACAAATACAGAACGTGCGATGCGACAACATAAAAGCAACACACAAAGTATTCTTGGTATAAAGCTAGAGCCACATAATCCTAAATATAAAACAAATGACGTAGAGTGTCCGAGCAACTTAGATATAAAGGCTGCAAAGAAGTATAAGTCATTTTTGATAACATCTGCAACAAATAACAGCACATTAAACCAAAAGTTTTTTGATACGCTAGAGTTGTTTAGCAAACATCACAAAAGTCAGTTGCTAATCATACCGCTAAAATACAGACACAACACACTGATAGCTAAAAAAGACTATCAATGGCCTGTGGCTATACACAACTATGCATTGCTTGATGACTTAATACTGAGCAAGTCATTCATGGTGTCTGGATTGCGCCTAACAGCTACTGCTGTAGATCCTTTATCTGGTATGCAAGCACACAGCGGCCAGAGGTCTGTTGTTTATGGTGCTACATCATTGCACTTGCGTTTGGCAGCAACACCGGGTGATGAACTACCTAAGATGCTACAAACTACAGGTAGCTGTACCAGTAAAACCTACACTCGAACAAAAGCTGGTGGTAAAGCTAAGTTTAATCATGTATTTGCCGCAACATATGTTAAGCTTGTTGGAGATAAATTTTATCACACACAGATAATATGGGATGGTAAAGGTTTTTACTTCTTAGATCAGTATTGGACACCAGAAGGACTACAACCCGGTGAAAACGCAGCGGCTATAGTTAGAGGTGATGACCACGCGGCTATGCACGATAGAGTTATATTAAAAGCTAGAGCTAGTTTGTGCGATAGACTTAAACCAGATATACACGTATTTCATGACGTATTTGATGGCGTATCTATATCTCACCATCACAAGCTACTTGATAAGATAAAAGTCTTTAATATGCGTATGAACAGTCTGGCGTGGGAGTTAAAGCACACTGCCGCACATATAGTGCAAACAGGCGGTAAAGAGAATTGGATAGTAGACAGCAATCACGACAGGCACATTGAGCGTTACTTAAATGAAGGCAGACACCTTAAAGAGCCACACAATGCAGCGATAGGTTCTGAATTGCTTGCTGAGATATCTTACAAAAATAAATCAGCCTTAGAGTGTGCGTTTCAAAAATATATACCGGGCTGCTATAAATTTGTTAATGCAAACAAACGTGCAAATATAAAAGGCATAGACGTATCGCAGCATGGTGATAGAGGCGCTAATGGATCAAGAGGCAGTATCAAAGGCTTTGCCAATGCAATGTATAAAACTGTAATAGGTCATAGCCATTCGCCCGGTATAAGTGGCGGTGCGTGGCAGACAGGTGTATCTACCTTGAAGCAGCCCTACAAAGTTGGTCTATCTACGTGGGCCTGTGCTGATGTAATCATTAATGCCAACGGCAAGCGATCAATGTATTTTTATATTAATGGTAAAAGCCTAGCCGACGTTATTTAATTTTATTTACACCGGGTTTGCCGTCATGATATCTGTGTAGCATATCAAGCATCTGATTGTGTATATTTCTAATCTGCAATGACTTAGCCCATAAATCCCTAAAATTACCTTCTGGATAATCAACGCCATTGTGTTTAGAGTTTACATATTCTGGCTCATCAAAAAACAATGTGTGTTGCCTCCATTGTTCATGCAAAAGCACTACCTCTCTAAATAATCGCCAGTATTTGTCGTCAAAATCTTCTTTATATTCAGGCATTATGTATCAAGCCTAGTTATAGCCTCATACCTGTCGTCAACAACAGAGTCGTTTAACATAGCATCTCGTAATATAATAAGGCCAGCTATAGCTTTTGTTATATGTGATAAGCCCGAATCCGGGTCATGATCCTCACCACCATAAAATGCCATTAGATGTCTTAGTGCTGCACTGTAATAATCGCTATAATGCAATTTTTCCCATCTCCAATTATAAGTACCATATTTGTCAGCACCTTCGGTCATGGCATCTGCAACCTCATTGAGCACCTGGACAGGCATATGATGATACTGCCTTTTCTGTAATCCTGCTTCTCTCTTTTTATTTTTCAAGGTCTCTTACTCCTATACCAAACCTTACAGCAAAAGCTTCTATAAGAGCCTGTAGCTCATTGTGTTCGTCTTTAGTCATACTCCTTGTAGACATACCAACAGGTATCTGCTCGCGCCCCTGTTCATCTGGCATAAATTTATTGCCGCGTAACATATGGCAAAAGTAATCTTTCCATTCTTCTGGGCTATACTTCTCACCTGACTTTAATCCTGTGTGATAACCCTCAAATTCATTCCATCGCATAGCAACTGATATAGTTGACAGCAACGCCCATAACCTAGAGTTTTGCGGTATGGTTCTAACATTCCTAGTGTATCGCACATATGTACCAATAGGTGAAAGGTCGATAAGGCGCTTACACTCCACCTTATCTGCCTCACATTTTATCTGTACTGTATGCTGACCCATTTAAAATGGTATCTCGTCGTTAAGCTCTACAGGCTTCGTTACAGGAGCATAACCGCCTCTGTCTGCACCAACACCACCAAAACTGCTCTCACGGCTATCCAGGAGCGTTATAACGCCTGTAAAGCCCTTTAAAACTATCTCAGTCATAGATTTTTCGTTGCCAGACATATCTTGCCACTTTCTAGTCTGTATTTTGCCTTCAACATAAATCTTGCTACCTTTTTTTACATAGCGCTCTACAATGCCTATCAAACCTTCTGAGAATACAGCTACTTTATGCCACTCAGTTTTAGATTGCATCTCACCTGTGTTTCGGTCTTTCCATTTGTCAGTCGTTGCCAAGCTAAAGTTTGCTACTTTACTGCCATTAGAAAATGTTTTTATTTCCGGGTCGTTACCAACATTGCCAATTAGTGTTGCTTTGTTAATCATGTTTTTTCCTTTTTTAGTTGATTAAGTTTTTCTACGAGCGCGTTTACTTCTTCGTTTGCGCTTTGTATCTCTGTTAATATTTCTGATTGCATTTGCTTATCAGCTTCTACTCGGCAGACAGCAAGCTGTAAACCCTCTGGGAACCTTGGATCATACCCGGCAATGTCTACCCACTCTCTACCTGTCACAAGTAACTGATGTTGTAACTGAATCTGATACTCTTTAGCGTGTGCATCCTTTTCCAGGTAGCTTACCATTTTAGCCATGCTTGCAGGGCATTTGATTTCCACTAAACCATCATCACCTACCAAGCCATCTGGACTACAAGTGATGTGATCATGCTCTGGATGTATGACCATACCAACCTCCGTTACGATTACATCTTTCTCAAAGGCATAAAAGTCACGCGCTTCTGGTTCTAGGTCGTTCCCTCTCTGCATCGCAGCATTGCTGTAAGTTTCTTCAATCTCGCCTGTCATGCGCTCTAAGGCAAGCTTAACAATCATGTTTTTGCGTGATGTACTATATCCAGATTTTGTCTTAGCAAGTATGTCTTTAACGCGAGATGCAGTAAAGTTACCACACCTCGCACTAAACCACTCTGGACTACCTTGCTGTACGTCTACGATTTTCACGCTTCTTCTTTCTCAGCAGCAATCAATATAGCTTTTTGTTCTGCCCAAGCTTTTCGTAACTTAGCTTTTGCGTTGGCAGGTAACTCAGCAGTTCTAATTTCCTTAGCAACAGCCTCAAGAGAATCATTATCCATAGATTCTGATATCTTTATAAGCATAGGCTCTAAGTTAACAACAAGTTTTTCTGCTTTTGCATCATGTGACTTATTTCCATCATCATCTTCAACTGGGATATTTAGCATTGCTGATATTGCATTTCTACGGCAATAAGTGAATGTACTCATTAGCACATGAATATCTTTATTTTTCAATGGTGCTGGTGTTACTAATTCATAATATTCGCCAGACGTATGATTTAATCGTGTAGTAACTTTAATCATTTGGTTGTCTGTTATTTCACTTAATTCTTGCATAATGCTTAAATTATTATCAGTTAATGGTTTATTAGCCGCATTAATAATTGAGCTAAGTGTTGCATATGTTGATTTATAATGTGGGTTTTTACCATCTTTCTTTGCGCCAGTAATAGCATTACTAGCGGCTGTAACAGCTGGTGCTATGTTTTTTGTTGATTCTGAGTATTTCATAATGTTTTCCTTTATTAATGTGTGTATTCTACGGATTTATTTTACGTTGTCAATTTATTTTTTTCTATCCATCTTTCATAAATGCTCTTACCCTCCTCTTTTGTTATTTTAGCATTCATGTATCCTGAGTATAGCTCTTTAGTACCTAGGCAAACAAGGATACTTGCAGCATATGCATAATTATTTTTCTTTTGTTGTGCATCCTTGTAATAGCCTCTGATAGCATTAGCCAAAGTATTAGGATCATGTTCATTACATAGCTTTACAAATCTAGCATACGCTCTTTTCTTACCACCTCGCCTAGATTTAACTAACTTGCTATTAATCTCACTCCAAACCTTTTCAAACAACTCTTTATGTTCACTTGTTTGTTCTACTTGTATGTTAGTATGCATCTCCTGCACTAGGGGGGGTGCATCTCCTGCATGAGGGTCATGCACCTCTTGCATAAGGGGGAGTGCATCTCCTGCACTAGGGTATGAAGCAGTATATTCGTTGCTGTCGTGTCCACCTTTATGATTTTTCTTCTTCGTTATTACAACAAATCCAGCTTTCTCTGCTTTATCTAAATGTGTAAATACACTTCTCAAGCACATACCACTGCTTTGTGCTATTTTCTTTGCACCCGGAAAACATTGTTCATTCTTTGCGTTCATGTAAGTCCGCAGCGTCAGCAACACTAACCTAGTCATTGGTTCCAAATTGCTTTTTGTGATGGCATCTTCCCATCCCCAAATCCCTTTTTTCATTTTCTACCCCTATAGTCTTGGTTTGGATTATCTATAAACATTCTTGACAGCACACAATATAAATTGACTTCACCTATGTTGCCATGTCTGTTTTTTGTTACGATCATTTCAAGTTTGTTTTGCCCTTGGGTTAACCTTGATGTTATTTCATTATCATCAATACCACTATTATTTCTGGCTTCACGTTCAGCATAGTAGTAATCTCTATAGATACCTATCACGCAACTTGCATCTTGTTCTATATGTCCAGATTCTCTTAGGTCGCTAAGCTGTGGCCTTTTATCATCTCTCTGCTCTACTGCTCTGGATAGTTGGCACAATGCCAGTACAGGTACTTCGTATTGCTTTGCTATGGATATAAGCGCGTTACTAACTTCAGTAACCTTTTCGTAATTTGATTGCCCAGGCCGCGTTCCAGCAACGTGTCCTATATGGTCAATGATAAGTAGTTTTAGATCACTACCGCTTGCACGTAATGAGCGTATGGCTCTGTTAGTCACAAGCTTGATGTTGTTGAGGTTTAATCCAACACCTTCTTCCCATTCAATAGGTAGTTTAGCAAATGTATCTGCGGCTCTCTTTATCTTATCTCTTGATTTGTTTTCGCGCCAAGCGTGTCGTAGTTGACTATAAATTGGAAAGTTCTGTGGCCCATAGGCACTAGCGCCTATGCTACTGATAATTCTTTCACTTTGGCCGCTGTTAGTCATCTCAAGTGATAAAAAAACTACACCTTTTCTCTGCATAGCTACATTTTTTGCAATATTTAAGGCTACAGCTGACTTACCCATTGATGGCCTTCCTGCCATAACATAAACTCTCCCCGGTACAAATCCACCAAGCATTTGGTCAAGATGAAAGTAGCCAGAGTAACAGCTTGCTTGCTCTTTGTCTGCGTTCATGTCTGCTATAAAGGTGTCTGATAACTGTTTTGACGTTTCACTTTTGGTTAGCTGTTTGTTTCCATCAAGCATAACAGCATCGATATCGGCAACATAATCTTGCAAGATGGTATCTATTTCTTGCTCATTGTCATTCAATTTGTCTTGTAATGATCTTGTAAGATAATCTGTTTCTCTGCGTTTAGCGTAATCTATAACTATCTCGCTATATGACTTAACTACATTTTCGTCGCCTGTAAAAAGATGTACGCACATTGACAGGTATTCTGCTAGGTCGACATCAACCTCTAACATTGTCAGTTGGTTCTTTACATATATTGCATCAACACTGTGGCCAGATGTTAACCTGTCGCTAATGATAATATATATCTTGCTGTTGATTGGGTTGTAGAAATGTTGTTGTGCTAGGCTGTTGCTGACCACGTCGTAATAGTCGTTATCGCGTAGTAAACCGCCTATAATGGCCTGTTCAGCCTCTGGTGAGTGATAATCTTGCATTTTTAATCCTTTTTGCTTGCATTATGTTATATTGTATTTAATATTATGTAAAGCCATTGGTTTCCCCCAATAGTAATGGCATCTGGGCGGTAGTTTTCTAATCCTTTTCTATCGCCCTATTTTTTTTAGTATACCTCCAGGATTGTAATCCCATGCACAGCTTTCATAAGCTTCTTAACAAGCCTATACCGCGCTTGTTTAGCTGTGATAGGTGATTTAACATCCTCAACAATCAATGTGCCTTCTTTATTCTTATATTGGCTGTCAGCTGTGTAACGGCAAATTTTCTGGTCATTAACAAGTATCTGATAAACTGGGTGTATCTCTAATTCTGATATCTCACCTTCTTTCAATCTTTGCTTGTTGTGTAGGTATCTGGCGTGTTCACGCTTACTGTCAAATGTGTAGCCATCATCTTTAACTTTGATGGCGTTGTATTTGTTACGTTTATACATTAGTCAATTTCCTTAATGTTAGGTTTATAACTGTTACCAAATCCACGCGATTGTATTTTTGTACGACCTTGTATTTTTTTCTTAGGTTTCTGACTTTTCTTCGTAGACTTTGTTAAGCTTCTGACTTTTTTGCGGTTAGCAGCATCTCTCCTATCTTTAGCAAGAGCGCAAGGCTTAACGCACCAGAGCGCTATATTACCTTCCTCATGTTTGCCGCCAAACGCTCTCTGCATGATGTGCTCAATGCGTATTTTACGTTGTTCAAATTCCAAATCCCTGCCACAACCACAGCCACACTTGCCACACTGCTCAAGCGCTATCTTGGCATATAGGTAGTTAGGTATTGTGCGGTACTTGACGTAATCTGGGTGCTCACTAAACTTCATCTAACAGCCTCCTGAGTGCCTCTGTAGTTTCTTTTGTAACTAACTCCTGGAAATGATGTTGCCGCCTTGTATCGCCTCGTTTTACAGCGCGTTGTAACATCATGCGATTGAAGTAGGGATGTTCAGTGTAAAAGGTTTCAGTGACTTCGCCTTCATGTTTTTGTATTCTCATGTGAAATCACCTCTGCAAATCTTGTTAAGTTTATGTAGTTGGTTAGGTGTTAATCTGCCTTTATGTAATTTAATAATACATGACCACCGAGATTCCGGGATACCAAAGATGCGCCACTTTCTGACACTATCTTGTTTTATTTCTGTATTTTCAGAAATGGCTTTTGAGCCACCGCAATTTTTTATGATTGATTCTATTGTATGTTTCATTATTTTTCTCCTTTAATATCTATATCATAAGGAAATGTTTTCCTATTTGCAAGGATTAACTTTTTGCTTATAATAAATGTAATTACAAAGGATTGAGAAATGAATTACGTTGGTAAAAATGCCTAAAAGATTTTGGACACAAGATAAAATATTACAAATAATAACATTATGGAAAGATGAAACACTTTCTGTAGATCAGATTGCAGCCGAGCTAAATACTACTAAGTCTGCTGTTGATAAGTTTGCACATCGCAACCGGGATACGTTGCCAAAGCGTGGTCATCAAAAAAAACCAAAGCCTATAAAGTTTAAATTGGTTCCCAAAGTATCTAATCAATATAAAAAATATACAGATATTAAAATGATTCATAAATGCCGTAGACTTTTTGAGGCAGGATATAGCACCCCGGATATTTGTGAGTTGGCTGAAGTAAGTCAATCGACATTTTACAAAATGCGTAAGTATGCGCCACAATATTTTGTGAAAGTAAAAACGCCACAGCCAGAAAATATTATACCTGTTAAATTTGCACCTCCCGGTAAAGGTTATTATTTGAAATCTAGTGGTGGTTATTTGCATCTTAGTGGTAAGAGCTTAACATTGAATAGTAAGTACGCATGGCGTGGTACAGAGTATCAATGTAACGTATTAATGAAAACATCACCATTTAAAAAGCTTATCGCTGTTCGAGAATATTAATGTGGTATTTATTAAAAGTTAAAACTGGCACAGAATTTAAAATTCATGATCTATTAACTGATAATAATATTGAAGTTTATAGTCCGTATGAGAAAAAAGCTGTTAGGCGTAGTAAGCAACAGAAGAAATCTAGGGTTCGTATTAACTATATTTTGCCTGTTTTACTGGGTTATCTGCTAATAAATGTAGATGATTTTACAGAAATTTATGATTTAATTAGCAAATATAGAAATATTTATGGACTGCTTTATGATGGTACGTCACCATATCGGCTGCATGACAGTGTAATTGATGAACTAAAAGAAATATATCCTGTTGGCTATAAAACAGGAAAACTAAAAAACAGTATTGAGCAAATAAAACCTAGATATAAAAAAAATGATATATTAAAAATTGATAGTGGGCCTTTTTCCGGGTTACAGATATCTGTATTATCGGTCACTGATAGCAATCTAATTGGTAATCTGCAAATACTGGGCGCATCAAGAGCCGTCACAGTAGCTTTAGACGAAATTAGGCTAAACAAATGAAACAATATTATGATTATCTTGATAGGCTCAGTAGATCAGTAACGCTAGAATATGCCAAAAGCCCTGATTACTTATCTGATAGGTTTAATTTAAGCCGTAGTGATGCCTATGGTTATTATATAAAATGGTACAACAGAAGAAAAGCAGGCAAATAAAAAAGCCCCGAAGGGCTTTAATTAATCTAATCCTTTTGTTTTTTTATTATGTAATAGTTTTTGTAATTACTAAAGCAGTCAAATGCTTGCATATGTTGCAACGCAATTTGCGCTTCATTTATGTTTGCATAGCTGTCAATTTGTACAAACTGGTCGTCTATATATTGATTTTCTATTTGTCCTAATATTGTATACATCATTTAATCCTTTAATGAAAATTTTTATGCATAGTATTGTGTTCGTCATAGTCAGATCGCTCTTCTGGCGGCTCATAAAAACTATTATATAGCTCATAAAACTGGTCTAAAGTTGCAATATCAAATAATGCCTGTAGGATATCTTGTGCGTCATCATTCAATTCAAGTATATCAATCATTATATCATTTTTTTCTTCTAATTCAGTCATTTTATAATCCTTTGTTTTCATTAAATTCTGTTTCTATTTCTTCCGCGCAGATTCCACATCTCCACCCCTCAATATGTTCACCATAGTATGGATAACGATTGACATACCTGCCTGTACCGGGGAAGCAATTGTTATCACAATCTACGCATATTTCTTTATCAAATATATTATTCATTTTATAATCCTTTTTATTATTTGCTTAAAAAAGCCCATGTTGAACGATAGCAATATTTGTTGTCAAATATATCAGCCATCAGCGCATTAGATTTGCGCCAAAGTTGATAAAGTACATCAAATGTTTTATTGTGTTTCTTATGTACCTTTTCAAGACCAATGCACAACATTGTCAGCGTTTCATGCCAAATTCTTTGTACTTCAATATAAGCTTCGACCTTAAACATTTGCTCGCGTTTAATTGTCAATACAGTTGATTGATTTGACATACCAGACGCTGATAAATCACCATCGACAGCAAACAAAACATATGATTTATTTGCATATGGTTTTTTATAGCTACATGAATAATTTTCAAGCACCTCTGTGATCTCATCAATTGCGCCGTTTAATGTTGTTTTTATTTCTGTGTTATTTAACATTTATAATCCTTTCTTTAAAATGTGCACTCAATATACATAATAATAATATTAATGCAATAGTAACGTGAATTTAATTCCGTATGTGCTGCGTTCCCGGTGGTAATTATATTGTAAAATGTGCAGGTTTATTGGGTTTTATGCTTGTATTATATTGTCAATTCGCTATAGTAAGTTATCATTTAAAAAGGATTAGAAAATGGAAAATCTATTAACAACCGAATATAAAGAATACATTAAAAAGCATAATTTACCAAAAATGAATGCAATAGAATTAATAGGCGTATTGAGCAGTCATATTGATTGGCTAGATGATTACATTATGAGATGGGATAAAACGCACGATTTAGAATTTAATGAAGAACAACTATTAACACTATTAAAAGATTATCGAGGGAGAGCTTAAATGCCAAATAAAAAAGGGCTATATGCCAATATTCATTCAAAACGTAAAAGAATACAAAAAGGTTCAAATGAACGTATGCGTAAAGTAGGTAGCAAGGGATCTCCGACTGCCAAAGCTTTTAAAGCCGCTAAAAAAACAGCTAAAAAGAAATAATATGTTGTTATTAATGGCTATTCTGCTATATTAATAATAGGCAATTATGCTAATTAAAGGATTAAGACATGACATATGAACATTTAAAAACAGAATTAATAGAACTTGGCGGAGGTTGTGAAGCGCGAGTTGTTTATTTGGGTGACAATATAGAAAATAAAAAAGTTGTAGTAATTAACGAAGAGTCTGTTTCTTGGTATGATTCAATCGATGATTTCTGGCTTGAATTTGATAGAGTTGGCGGAATAAGCGATTCAAACATTAGCTATGTTGTCGATTGGTTTCCTATTGATGATACACAAAGGATCTTGAGAGGTTACGAACGAAAGGCTAATAATAATCCTATTGCGATATCCGTGCATGACGTAATATAAATAATAGATAAATTAAAGGATTAAGAAAATGTTTGCATTAATAACAATGAATAAAGCAACTAATAAGATTTTAAATGTAGAATTATATTCAGTTGAATCGAAAGAATGTTATGACCAAATGATTAAGGGAGTTGATGATATAAAATCGCAAGGTTACAAATGTGAGTATCATAGGGTAACTTAAAAACAACTATAACATTATATAAATTAATTAGGTCGCTTAGGTGGCCTTTTTTTATGTCAAATTAGTATATAGTGTTTAAGACTTAGAATAGATAAGGGGCTTTTAATAATGTTTTTTAGATCATAACTAATAATTAAACCCAATAAAACTGCGCTTCTATTCTATTATAGTGGGTTAAATAGTGGTTATCAGGGGCTAAAGAAATCAAAAATCCTCTGTAATGCCCCGGATTGCCTGTAAAATTTTACATATGACCAATCATACCAAGCTATACACAAAACGCTCTCTACGGCCATCCTGCGAGACTTTTTGTATTGGTATTTATAGAACAAAACAGGAACATGGGCTAGCAGCACAACTGGCATAAAAAAACCCCGCCAGAAGCGAGGTCATAAGATAATTAATTTTATTATATATTTAAGCTAATACAATGAACCAAAAAGTTGAAACGGCTGTGAATGCGATCATTAAAAGCAAATTCAGCATATCTATTAAGAATTGTTTTGACTGTAAGTAATCAAGCATATCAAGCCGCCCATTTCGCGCCGTTGCCATGCAAAACTACCGCAACAGATTTAGCCTTAATACTTGAACCCTTGCAAAGCTTACAAGTGGCGCAAGTAATGGCCTTTTCTTTTAGCTTTACATCAGTGGCGGGACACAGTATTTCATTAGCTTGCAAGCTATCATTTTCTTTTATGGTTCTAAAGGTTCGTATGTTAAGCTTCCAAAATTTACGCGCCTCTTTTAACGAATTAGCGCTTGCCATACAATTAGAATAATCAACCCCTTTTAAATCATGCTGATGAGTGTAGCCAGTGTAAGATTTGGCCTTGCTGATTAATGCCTTAATTATATGACTTGGTACGGCTGCGGGGTCACCATATGCGCCTAATCGAATAGCTTCATTGGAGCCAAGAGAAACTAGGTCATTGACAAGCTTATATTTGTTGGCCTTATATGCTTTATAAATTGAATTTGGCCCATGAATTAATGAAACATAACAAACGCGTTCTTTTGCAGTTCCCTTGTCACCATTATGAGCTATGCCTTTTAAAGGGCAATTGCCACAGATTGAAACGTCTAAACCTAATCTATTATTTTCAATTGGCCCCTTGCCATTGTCATTAATGATATACAAGCTTGCCATTTTACCAAGTTTTTTATTTCTCTTGCTAAAAGTTAAAGCCGCTATAATGGGTTGGCCGTCAATTTGACTTGGCCCGCGATAAATTAAACATGACTGTTTTTTCATTGTAATAATCCTTTCTTAAAATTCACAATCTA